CGAGAAAGAGGCTATTAAAGCTACGTTAAGAACTTCGTTAGCAAACTTTGATCGTTCAAAATTGGATAATGATTTAAAATCATTTTTAGATTCAACAGTTTATTCTTATTAGTATATGATACAAATACCTAATCATCTTATGATACCTATGAAACTAATCTTAGAAACACCCAACGATTCAGAGTTGGGTGCTAAGGTTAGAGAATCTTATTGGAAAAAAATAGATAGATTAAAAAAACTTAAAGAAAAAAGAGAGCATGAAAGTAACACTAATGCAAAGGGACTTCCTATATAATGTAGAAGATACTGAAAATAATACAGAATATACTGTTGCTATGATGGAAGATATCAACATAGAATCTCAATATATGAGTTATGATATTTATGATGATGATGGTGAAATTGTAAAAGACGAAGACACAATTATTAGAATAATGTCAGCTATAGAATCAACAAGAAATTAAAATTAAAAATTATGCCGTATTTTACTTATGATGTTTGTGAAGAAATGGAAGTATCAATTAACGATTTTTTATCTGAATGTGGTGGTACTGAAATTGATGAACTCATTGATTGTTTGATCGAAGATGGATATATCAAAGATAGTGATCGTATATATACAGAACAAATGTCAGTATCAGAATCAGAATTTGAAGACGCATTAAATAAATTACACAAAAAATGGAATCGTTTATCAAAAGAAGACGAATTGGCCATTATAGAAATAGCAAAGAAATTTTAAACCAAAAAATAAACCAATGAAGTGCATCAAAGCAATTAAAAAGCTAAAGAACATGGAGGTAGGAACTATCGTTAGAGTAGATGATGTAGAAGCCGAATCTAAAGTTAGAAGTGGATATTATAAGTACGTACCAAAATCTGAGTACAAAGTATCTAAACCAAAGGAAGAAATTGTTGTGAATCCTAATCATGAAGAAGATAAAAAGCTCATTAAAATAGCTAGTGAAATATCTATACAATCTACAATGACAATTTCAGAAAAACAATTAAAACGTGGCAAAACAAAAACTAAGTAAGAGTGGAAAACCCGTTGGTCATCTTATTCTAGAAATAGAAGAATTGTTCGATAAAAAACCTGACGGAAGACAAAAGAAAGAAGTTTTAATTTGGAAACAATCACTTAATCCAATAATAAAAGAAATAAACCTCTTGTCAGGTTTTAAAATGTACAATCCAATTAAATAAAAAATGAAAACAAAATTTAAAATTAATTTAATTCAAAAATTAAAAGCACAATTAATTATTTTCTATTACGAAAATATTTTTTCTATTTTTTCTAATCGTTTAGAAATTGAAAGACTTCAAATAAGAAGTAGTATTAAAAATATAGATGATTGTAAACACACTAAAAGAGTAAGTGAAGCTTCTAAATTTTTACATAGTATTAAGAAAAAAAGTAAGTCAATAAATAGTTTGTCTGATTATTTAGAATCTTTACCAGACAAAGAGAAAGTTGCCAACAATCTTATGACGTTCGACGAGGACGAGCTCAGAGCGTATTGGTACCCAGAAATACCGAAGGTGAAAACTGATATATCTAAAGAGTTAGAAACTCGTCAAGTTGACGCACAAGAGGCTGCTAAAAAAATAGAACAATTAAGAAAAGATCTTGAAGATGAAGCTGCTCGTAGAAAAGAGGAAGAAGAAATAGAAGCTGCTTATTTAGAACACAAATATGAAGAACAACGTCGTGCTCATTTAATAAATGTAGTTCAATCTGTAAATGATAATCTACAAAATAGCGAATTAAAAGAAGAAGTATCTCGAGTTACAAATGAGATTTTAGAGTCTAAAAAGAAAAGCAAATCAAAAACAAAAAAACAGAATGAAAAATCTAATAGCGAACCTAAAAAGAAATCTGTTACTAAAGATAAACCCACTCCTACTAGGAAAAAAGCTAAAAAGGATTAGAGAAGATATATTGCATGTACATGAATGGATAGAGATCGCTGTATATTCTAATAAAGATCGTTTGTATAGACATGAAAAATATAAATGCAAAAGTTGTAATAAACAAATGCACATTGTTAGACATTGGGATAGAATTCCTAAAATATCCATAACAGATATATATGACTCGAATAAATACGATACCTCCAAATAAATTGTGTGATTCTCATTTGATTGCAGAATATAGAGAGATATTACGAGTATTTAAATTGGCAAAACATGATGAGAAAGCTCCTAAAGAGTTTACATTAGGGAATGGTCACGTAAAATTTTTCTTTAATAAGTTACAATACACCCACGAAAGATTTAATTCATTAAGACAAGAGATATTAGATAGAGGATTTAAACCTAAAATGGAGTTTGATTCAGAAATTTTAGAATCTAAAAGATATTTATATAACCCATGGGAAGCAACAGAAATATCCAAAGAATTAATTCGACAAAGGATATTAGAACGAGCATTAACCATGAAGAATATAAGATATCGAGGGGAACTAATAACATTTGATCAATACAAACAATTACTGTATGATTAGCGTAAAAAGAGAAGAACTGTACGACATTTACATGAAACAAGTAGATGAAATATGCGAAATATTAGATTGGAAAACACAGTTTGGACCTCGAGAAATTGTAAATATAATTGCCAACATAATAGAAAAAGAATCAAGCGTTACTGTAAATAACGATTTAATAGAAGCTCAATCTAAAATCGCCAGCCTTCAAGCAAGATTGGAAAGGTGCATAGAAAAATCTTACTATTAGAAATGAAAATTTTCTATACAATTTTACTATATGTAACCTCGTGGATTATGCGAGTAAGTATACGTAAAAGGTGGTGGAAAGTATCATATAAAGTAGGTGAATTTAGAAAACATAAGTTATCACCTAAATTAAGATCACTAGTAAAAAAAAGTAATGAGAGAAAAAAACATTCCACTCGACAGTTATCATTATCACGAAATATTGGATAGATTAGCTATATTCACAGACATGATCGATAGCTATGTATATAAGCATCCTGTTTCAAAACATCACCCTGAGCTCTCAGATTTTATTGAGGAAGCATTAAATAAATTAGTTGATGCATATCAAATGGTTGCAAATTTACCTGTTTTAGATGATTCTAATGACGATAAATTTAAACCTAATTATAGTCAATTTGAAGACTCAACATTTAGTCAAATTCCACCTGAATTCTCAGAACCTACTCGCACTGATGATTTAAATATCTAATTAATCAAAAGATTTGTTATTTTTAATTAGAAATTAAGAAGATATGCCCGATAACTATGAATTAGGTAAAGATCATATTAGTGTTAAATCAGCGACAATAGTACAATTAAAAGAATACTTTGTGATCAATACATTAGATGGACCTATAGATATGATAGTTAATATTCAAACAGATTTCGAAGGTATACCAGAAGAATATCACGAAGTTTGTTTAAATGTATTAACTTCAAAATACTTAAATAAAGTTGATTTTTCAAATAATTCATTTTCTGATTGTAAATCAATCAAGAAAAAAAAGTGGTATCAATTTTGGAAACATTTAAAATAAATAATAAACAATAAATTATGATAAGGTTAGTAAGATTTGTAATTGTATTCGCGTTATTAACGCAAGTTACTCATGCTGCATGGGTATTTGAGAATATATCTCGAACAAAAGGTAATCAATGGGACTTTCTTATGTCTTATGTTTTTGCTGTTAGTTTAGAAACAAGTATCTTCATCTTTACGATGGAAGCTAAAATAAGAACAGCTGTATTTTTTGCGGTTGTTTCTACATTGATTAATCTATTATACTATTGGATTCAAGTTGGATTCACATTAGAATTCTGGTCAATGGTAGTTATTTCTCCTATTATACCTATAACTATTTACTATTACTCAGAACTAATTACAGAAGATAATAATAAAAAGGACGCAGATTTAATGCCAGAGTTAAATAATAATGATTATATACCTGTACAAAATGTTGCACCGATTCCTCAACCAGTTGTATATGACACTACAACAGAACAAATTAAAGAAGTAGAACCAATTCTACAAACATTTGAAAATGGAGAACCAGTGAATCCTCTTAGAGAACAAATTAAACCTCTAGCAGATTCTGCACAAGAATACAATTTTATTGATCGTATAGAACCTACCCCTCCAGGTGCATGGGGAATGCCAAAAATATCTAACAAAAAAATGGGTAAAACAAAAAATAAATAATATATAACCATGGACATGTCTGTAGCACAGATCGCTCAAGTAGCGCACGAAATTAATAAAGCATTTTGTGAAAGTATCGGAGATAATAGTCAACCAAAATGGACAGATGCACCAGAATGGCAGAAATCTTCTGCAATCAAAGGAGTTGAATTTCATTTAGTCAATCCAAACGCTAGTCCTTCAGCGTCTCATGACAGCTGGTTAAAGCAAAAGCAAGCGGATGGATGGAAATACGGACCAATTAAAGACGCTGATAAGAAAGAACATCCTTGCTTCGTACCCTATGATGAGTTACCAATAGAACAAAGATCTAAAGATTTTCTCTTTAAACAAGTAGTACACAGTTTAAAAAATTACCTATAATATGTTTCAAGTACGTAAAACCAAAGGCGAATGCAAAGATCATGTTTGGGGTTTTTTAGAAGTTACTACTGTTAGTACAACGGGAGAAAAAAACGCTTACACATTAAAACAATGCAAGAAATGTTTTAAAATTGAAAATAAAGAAGTTAAAGACGATAAACAATTTATTAAGCATGAAAATTAATTACGCAGTTATATGTTTTAAAGAGTTGGACACTAATCACATGAAACTTAAGCATAAATGTCTATACGAAGAAGAGCCAGATGATATGGATCTTGCGATGTTAGTAAAAGAATTAGAAACGGATCCTTCTTTTGACATGATAGGTGATGATGATTACGAAATGATAGTATTGAGTAGAGAACGTGATGCTGAATTCATGGATCAATTAGATATTCCAGAAGAAATACAAGATACTGTATAGCATGATAACAGAAATATCACAAACAACTCTATTGTTAATATTAGTATTACTAATAATGTTAATAATTAAGCATGATAATAAAAACAAAAAGTTATGAGTCCTAAAGAAAAAGCGTTAGAATTAATAAATAAGTTTGACGGTTATACACATTATGCAGAATGGGTAGTAGATGAAATATTAGATGGATTTAGAAAATTATTACCATCTACTTGTAGGAAATACTGAGAAGAAGTTAAACAAGAAATAGAAAAGCTAAGAAGAGACTACAAAAAATTAGAAATATGAAAAAAATAAGACAATTCTTAGAAGGCTGGTTAATGGGACTTGTTATAACAGGATCTGTATTGTATTCATTAATAGTAGTATCAACTTATTGTATTATCGTATTAGGTATTGCTTACTTAATAATGTCAATAATTAATTTAAATAAATAAGTTATGAAAAAAGAAATCAAAAAAGGAAATCTAAATTACGACGGATCAGGTAGAGCATACCCCGATAATCCACAAATAAAAGAAAATTGGAATTGTATTTGGGAAAATAATGGTAAGTACTATAAGTTAGTTGGTGATAACGAACATAAAGAATGGAGCGAAATAAATATTAATAACTTTGAACCAATATTTGAACCAACAAAAAACAGATTTATGATAGTAGAAATGCTTGGACTTCCTCCTTATGTTGTGAAGTCAATGTCCAATTTAATGAATTATGGATCCGCAGGGAACGTCGGACCAATTGGTTGGAGTCCTGTTGAATTTGAACTGTATTCTGTATCTGGTATACTAAAAAGTGAACATGAAGTTGTGTCTGCGGATTTTAATGTGGAACACAGATTAATAAACTATGTAAACAATCATAAAGATATAGAGTTAAACATAGGAGTCAAGATCTTAGATGCCACAGGAAAAGAAGTTGTAACCATGATATTATCAGAGTGTGATTTTATACGTCTTGATCTTGGATCCAAGAATTGGAGCTCAGACGACATAACAAAGATTAAATTTATTGTTAAACCAAAGAGTGTAAGTTCTTATACAAACCTCTAATAAAATAAATAAGTTATGAATATAACAGCGATGCAAATGCTGAGGAGTTTTACTTACACTTTAGAGGAAAGAATGATAACAGAAAACATAAGTCCATTTGAAGTAATAAGACTCATATCAACAGAGATTAATTACCAACTTTTATCAGAAAGGGACCAGATCATAGAAGCTTGGGTTGATGGTAATATGTTGGGTAGAAATGGAAATATAATAGAAGAATACGACACAGGAATCGGATACTATAAAGAAATGTATAATAAATAAATGGAAGTACTATTCGTAAACACTCCGCAACAAGCTAAAGAACAAGAAAATCCACAGATAATAAATGGTAAGTTCCATATATGGATGGTTAAATCAAGAATGTTAAAAGCAGGAGAAACCTTTCAACAATGGATAACAAGAACAAAAGAAGATTATTATGCGCATCACCAAAAAAATATAAAGTACTTATTCATTTATGATATAATACCAATAGGAACAAACGGTGGAGGAGATCAATGGGTTAGTCCATCAAAAGATACAGAAAGTAAAGGCTCAATGATAATAAGATACGCATTTTCAGGTGAAGAAGATTAAATAGAACTATAATATGACCTATGATATAATATGTCCAAATTGTAATATAGAATTTGAACATGATACTGTATTTGAACCATTATCAGATGAATATCCAAATTACGGATGGTATAAAAATGGAAAGTGTCCATCATGTGAATCAGAATTCACCTTTGATTTTGATTGTGATTATGATGACGCTGTAATAGTCCCAGTATTTTTAGAACCAAAATTTAAATTATGAGTAAGTACAGAGAAGCATTGATGTATTCAGAGGATGAGATGAGATGTTCTTTTGATGCGGGGTATGATTATAGAACATCTTTAAATCATGATATTATAATTGAGTTTGGTAAAGATTCAGCACAAACTTTTAAAAGTTTTCTCCAATCCATTCAACCACAAACAGAAGAAGTAAATAGTATTTATTTACATAAAGATGATTTTATAAAATTAGAAGAAGTATTACTTAATCCACCTGAACCAAATGCTAGTTTAGTTAAAGCATATAAAAGATATAAGTCATTTCAATCAGAATCAATAATGTATACAGAGGAAGAAGTGTGTGGGTTTGCAGAGTGGTTCGCAACAGAAGATTATATCCATCGTGGTATGGAAGATGGCGAATGGTTTTATAGAGGTGTTAAGCATACTAAGGAAGAACTTTTAAGAATTTACTTAAACTCCCTTCAACCAAAGACAGAAGAACTTAAAGAAAGATTTAAACTATGTCCTAATCATCCTAATGTACTTATAAGTCAATGTGGAATATGTAATGATGATTTCCCTAAACTAGAACAACCAAAGACAGAAGAAGTAGAAAGAGGATGGACTATAACAGACAGAACAGTAATTGATAAACAATTAGAAGCTATAAAAACTGTTATGGGTAATATTAAAACTAAAGAACAAGCAATTCAATTCCTAAAAGATTCAGGTATTGAATTAGAAGAACAACCTTCCCCATCCATAAAGAAGGAAGATAAAATATCTAAACTAACATTCGATAAAGAGATAAGTCAATGGGTAGACATTTATAGTTATGAATTAGGATTAATAAAAGGGAAGGAAGAAGGCTACAAAGCTAATAACTCATTGGATGAATTAGAGAAGTGGGTGAGAGAAGAACGTTATCATTATGGTACTGATATTAATTCACAAGAATTGATAAATAAACTTTACCAACTAAAAACAAAATTGCAGAACTAAAAACACTAAAACCGTAGACAGGATTATCTGAATACAAAATAATATGGAAACAAATCAGTTATTAATTGAAGCAGCAAAACCGCTAGTAATGTACCTAAGAAAAACTTATAATCCTCATGTAAAGGTTATTGTAGACCAAACAGGAGCAGAAGTAGTTGAGGGTATATTGTCAACAGGATTAGCTTATGATGGTTCTACACCTAAGCTAAGTAAATTAGAAGATATGCAAAAATCAATGGAACTCTTTGCAACTCTAACAGAACCTGAATCATTTAAAGAGTGTGTTGACCAATTAAAATACTTTAAAAGTATTGCCACAAATTATGTAACTAAAACCCAACAATAATGAAAACACTTTTTGACATTTACAGAAAAAAGGCAGCAAAAGCCTTTAACTATCCATCCATCAAATTATGTTCTGATGGAGATGTAATCACCTATTTAAAAAGCATAAATCTTTAATTATGAAATTAACAGTAACAGAGGACAGGCTCCTTCAACTTGAAGGAGTCTATCTTCCAATAGTATTATTAACCGATAAGGGAGAAAGGTTTATTATTTCAATGCGAGATGGTGGATTTGAATTTAGGTATAACGGAAAACCATACAGAGCCGTTAATGGATTGTTATCTGAAGTAATTCCTGACCAACCTGAACAAAGTAATGAAGTAGACAACACACCTTATACAAATGCAGCAAGAGAATCATCATTATTAGAAGCTGCTCATAAGGCAGCTAATGCAACCTTAACAGACCAAGATTTGATTGATAATCCACATTTTAAAGATGCAGGATTCAAGCAAGGTGATTCTGTTATTATCAGCGAAGGAGATGGAAGAATTGAAGCAACAGGAGTTAATTAACCAATCAAAGCACACTATCTAATAATGGGTAGTGTGCTTACTAAAGTATTATTATGAAACCATTTAAAGAAATAATAACAGAAATAGAATCTAATGTTGAAAAGCCATTTATAACCGCAACATTTGGTGATAATTGGAAAGAACACGCTATAAAGAATTACCCACTAGAAATAATAGTTGATATAGCTTGGAAAAATGGCAGGAAAGCTATACTACTTGAAAGGGCATTGAAAGATTATACCAATGAACCATTTTTTGTTGAACAAGCAAAATTTGCTAAAGATATAACTTCAAAATATAGTTATCCCGAAGAACTTGATTCATCAAGATATATCCCAACTACCGAAAGTAATGAGGGATGTAATGCAGTCTTATAGAACAAGACAAAGGTTATTGAATAATGAAATTTATGCACTCAAAAAAGAAATAGCACAACTCAAAGCTAATAACTCATTGGAAGAACTTTTAAGAATTTACTTAAACTCCCTTGAACCAAAGACAGAAGAAGTAGAAAGAGGATGGACTATAACAGATGCTAAAGAACAACCTACTTCCCCATCCATAGAGAAGATGGCAGATGCGTATAGAAAGTTTGCAATAGTTTATAAGGACTTTTCATTCTCAATAGAAAATGAAGATATGATTGAACAATATAAATTAAAATCAGATTTTCTAATAGTGTTGCCGTATGATTTTTATTGGAACTTAGAAAGAGATATAATGACTACAAAGCATAATGAAAGAATGTACGATAAGGTTAACGCATTCATCGAAGGCTACAAAGCTAACAACCACTTGGAAGAATTAGAAAAGTGGACGGATGTACAATGCTACCATAATAATTCAAACGGCAGACATTATATTTTTAAAGATGAATTACTGAAAAAGATTAATGAATTAAAAAATCAATCATGATGTTAATAGAGAATGAATATGAAATAGGTGATATTGTTTATCTAAAAACAGAAAGAGAACAAACACCAAGAATTATAATAGCCATCTATGTTTATAAAAATGGGGAGTTATTATACAAAACGGCAAGTGGAGTTCAAACAAGTGAACATTATTCATTTGAACTATCTAAAGAGAAAGATTTAATCAATATATAAAACCATAGACAGGGTTATCTGAATAACAAAACACATGAGTACATTTATTGAAAGACTACTACAAGAAGAGACAGAACTGAATGAGAAGATTTCTAAGTTAGAAAAATTCGCTGAATCAGAAGGATGGTACACAATTGATAGAGAGCAGAGAGGATTGTTGCTTATCCAATTAAAAGCAATGAGAACTTATGCTGAGATACTTAATATCAGATTAATTGATATTAATGAGAAAGAAGCTGAACAAAAAAATGTTAGTCCACTTGATGCACCATCAGCACACCCACTTGATGTTTTATTGCGTGAACTTAAATGGGGTAGAAAAGCTGCACAACAACATTTAATTGACAAATGGATTGCAGAGTTAGAATCTGACTTACCCCTAACCAAATAAAAAACAAAAGAGTTATGAGTAACCTAGATAAGTTAATAGAATGGATGAAAGAAGAATTGAAAGCAGAAAATGATTTATCTGATACCTCAATAGGGTATAGAATGGCTTTAAGAGATTGTGTAGTAAAAGCCAAACAACTCCAAAAAGAAGAACCTAAGACATATACACAAGAAGAAATGGATAAGGCAATAGAACAAGCATGGATTTGGTCAACAAAGTATGCTAGAATTTTAACCCACCTAAAACAGCATGGTATATGCTCAAATACACAATCAAAAGATTAATCTGTATCTTATTCCATAGTAGAAGGAAATACTATATATGCATAGGACAATATTGGACAGGAATAGATTATCAATGTAAGAAATGTGGTAATATCTATAGAGAATAAAAAATAACAAAGTAGTTATGCCTAACATATACCTTAAAACAAGTCCATTAGAATTTGAAGATATAAGAAGTGCTATGCACTGTTATAAGCTTATATTTCAAATACCTAATCTAAAGAGAATAGATGGATATAATTCACCTCATGCAGTGTATAGGAATAGAGGTAACTTTAGAAGGTATGTTAAGATGTTGCCAAGTAACGTAAAGAAAAGAGTAAAACTAAAAACTTAGTCGTATGAATATATTCAAAAATGAACATCCAATCTTAGGTATTCTATACAAGATTATTATAATTGCTTGCATAGGTAGTATACTAGTCTACAATCCAATCACATGTATTATATTGGTAGTAACAGTCATTTTATCGACTAATCACTTTTATAATCAAGACGATTGGTATTGGAAAGGAAACAAGGATTAAAGGTCTATAACTAAATTTATAGTTTGATAACTAATTCTTTAGTTGTAAAATTCCACCCACATAAAGAGTAGAATTGTTCAAGATCAGATGCTACCAAGGGGAGAACCATCCCCAGTTTTACACACGTTCTCACCACCAAACGATATCCAAAAATACGTATACAAACTAACCAAAAGTTGTAAAAGCTGCCCATGAGCTCCCCATACGATGGTCTTTTATCTGTTTGGTACGGCCCGCCCGTTCCAACCCTGCTTGGATTCTAAAATTCTCCATTGGTAACCAATCAGTTATGAACGCTCCCTGCTTACGTTTGGTGATAAAGCATTGATTTCCAACCAGTTGCGGTTTAAAATAAATTTTTTACTTTGACAGGATTGTTATACATTTACTTATATTCATCACCACACCTAAAACCGCCTACTATGTATAAAGCAATGGAATTCAACGAGTTAAGATACAATACCAGTCGTACAGAGCAAACCGTGTATAACGCGTTCTCTGCCAGTAAGTTACACGAGCCCAAATCAGGCAGTATGACAGTAGAGTGTACGGATTTTTTAGGAAGACGCATATTGATGCACGCCAAGAATCGGCCGCAATTGTTGCAGGCCAACGCTTTCATGGCTCAGTTCAGAAAAGAAAGCAATATTATTAACGAGATCAAGGCGCAATACGCAGTTAAGAACGGTAAGTACATGCGCGTTAGACAGTTGAAGGCTGATTTAATCCAAGCAGGCCTTACGCCGCATACTGCTGAGTTGGTAATCAATTCGTAGACAATACCCAATGATTGTAGTTCACCAGTGCTCATTCGTAGATTATTTATAACATTTTAATACTTTTATTTATGCCAAAAAAACAGCTTAATCCTAAGGATACTGCAAAAGCTATCTTTAATAAAATGCTTGACGGTATTGGATCTAATCGATGGGACTATTGTTGGAATGCGTGGAAAGGTACAGTTGCATTAAGGAATACTAAATTCTGTATTAAACAAATATTAGCTGCTCAACCAAATGATATCGTTTATTGGGAAGCTGTTCTATTGGAAGTTACTAAAGAGAATTGCTATCCTCAGCTTATGAAGAAGTAATTGAATTCCTATTATTTTTATTAACATTTTAATACTTTTATTTATGCCATTAGCTAAGTTAATTATCGTTGATCGTTTTGGTAACACAGTATTATCTAAGACATACATGTGTAATGATATTCAAGCAGCGAGTAAGAAGTTCGAAGCCAAATACCCGCAGTGTTGGGTGACCATCGTACAAGTAGATACCAAAGGTAATGCTATTGTCAATGGTGATTTTTGCAGTCTGTGTCCATTGGATATGTGGAAGGACGAAGAGAAAGTTGCCAACGATCTTATGACGTTCGACGAATACAGAGCGTATTGGTATCCAGAAAGACAGAAGGTACAGGACGCACTGAATCAGGAATTGAGCGAAGCTGAGTTAGAGATGTTGGCGGAATTGGAAGCAGCTGACGATCAGTACAACCCATTCGCGGACGTATACGATGAAGAAGAATAGTCGTTGCTTAGCAACTTAGTAAGGCGCAGGATATCCAAAAGGTATTATTAAGAAGCGCCTTACTTTACATTCGAATCCTACCTCCACAGCATACAAGCACCTGTAGCCCAACGGGAGAGGCAATAGACTTAGAATCTATTCAGTGTCGGTTCGAATCCGACTAGGTGTACATTTACATCATTTAAACAAAACGGGGTGGGTCAAAACTCACCTCATATATTCACCCAGTAATAAAAATAAATAAGTTATGAATCCTTTAGCAGTTGGTACAATAGTTAGATTATCAGAGTACGGTAGAAACCAATATCCTAATAATCCAAATGGTATAGATAGTGATAATCCTCACTACATGAATGGTACTATTAAAAAATCCTATATTTTATGGACCGGCGGAACGCGTTACAAAGTGGATTGGGAAAACGGCCAACGCAATGATTACTATCAAGCTGATCTTGAGATCGTGTACGAGGGCAAATTGAAATGTTCTGAATCTTTGGTAGTGGATCCTAAATTTGCAAGAGCTGCTTACAAAGCTGCGTGTTCGAATTGGAAAGCTAAGCTACGTGAGGAATTTCCTAACTTCGAATTCGAACCCAAACCCCTTAGATTTGGTTCTATCATCAAGATCATGTGCAATTCTAGATCCGGTTATCAGTCTGAAGGATTGTACAGAATCGTTAATTTAGCCGCCAATAAGATCATGTTGATTGGCATCGAATCTCATACAGCGTGGAAGACAGAACCAATAAAAGTACCTAATTCGTGTAACATTGACAAAGAAGTACTTGGAAAATACATTTCGCTTGACATCACAGGTGAAGATCCTAAATATTCTTTGGAGTGTACATTTGAGGTGGTTGAGTACGCAGTACGCTACACCGAGATTTTAAATTTCTCCAGCATCCAGGATTGATTATATTTATATCCTATTCAATTACATAAAGGCAGTATTGCCAACACTAGAAATTTAAGTTATGAACGTTACATTCACAGAGAACAACAGACCAAGTACGTACAACAAATTGTCGTACACCCAAAAGATCAGCCGCATCAACCGTAAGTTGAGAGTAGGTGATATCACCAAAGTGGCCGATATGACAGGCTACAGTACTACCCACGTATCAGACGTGATTAGCGGTAAGTACAGCAACGATCGCATCGTCAATGAAGCTTACGACGTTACTCGTGGTAGAATCTCTAATGCAGAGAAGTTAGCAACAGTTTAAGTAGTTGCGGATTTATTGGTTAGAAAGGAGACAGTGCACTTAGTGTTTGTCTCCTTTTTTTAGGAGCACTATACATCACAAATAAATTATAAAAATCAAAGTTATGACAAAGTTATCACAGCCTACAGAAATTAAAGTATTGGACCTTAAGAAAGCAAAGGAACTTGCACCCGCAATTTTTGCTACCGAGCCCGCATCGTACATCAATCTGAACCGTTACAAGTTCACACCAACCACGGACATCATCAACCACATGGATCAATTGGGTTGGAAGTTAACCAACGCAAAACAATCAAGGACAAAGGTGCCATTGAGATTGAATTACGGCGTACACATCACAGAGTTCCAGCATCCTGATCTGTACATCAAGGACACAACAGGTGCAATAGAGGCAAGACCTACTGTAGTACTGTTGAACAGCCACGATGGATCCAGACCAATTAACTTTGAGATGGGCCTATTCAGATTGGTATGCTCAAACGGTTTGATGGTTAAGGACAGAGACTTCGGCGGATTCAAAGAGAGACACACCAAGTATACACTACAGGAAGTACAGAACATGATTGATCAGAAGATGGAGGGATTGAACGGTACAGTAGAGAAGATCAACAGATGGACAGGTATAGAGATGAGTGCTAAGGACAGACGCGCCTTTGCAATAGAAGCATTGGCGTTAAGGATTGGAGAGGACAGACAAGCAGAGGACTACGAGATCATGGAGATATTGAACCCACGCAGAGAGGCCGATGCACCCAATACCCTATGGCACACATTCAACAGGGTACAGGAGAACATCATCAGAGGCGGGTACCAGATGAACAACCGTACAGCGCGCCCAATCACCAACCCAATACAGGACATGGTATTGAACCAAGGTCTGTGGCAGTTGGCAGATGTGTACGCGTCGTAAGCAATTTGCAAGTGACTCACTAGTTTCTTGCTAGCATCTCGCTAGCAAGGCGCTAGCGTCCAGCAAAGTACTAGGTTGTTGTAGCTAGCGAGGGGGCCTAGGGGGCCCCTTCACTTAACCCATCACCGAGAATTCCCCAGTTTTCGCACCATCAAAAAAATATATCCAAATATACAACTTATGGACATCAATTATTACTTAGACGCCAACAACACAGACAGAACGCAAGAGGTAGAGGACATGTTTGATACCACATTGCAGGACATTACAGAGGATCCAGCATTAATCGCAGAACTAGTGAACGATCTGTTGTTTCATTGGATACACGGTACCAGAGAAACTCCTTTAATGGTAATGGTTAAAAATAATTTCTTAGATTTAAACAAATAAAAGTTATGTCAACAAGAGCAAAAGTAGTAGAGTTATTAGAAGCGTACGAAGTAGATCTATCGCCGATAGCAGAGTACGTGTTATACAATTATTTGGACAGTGCGACTGCCTACGATATAGTTAAGAGTTATTTAGAGGACGAATTGGGAGAATCAATTTCAGAAGACTAATGGAAACAATAACAGTTAAATATTACGCAGTGACTAGACCGTACGGCCAGCCGAACGTAATTGGAGTGTTTGCAGACGATCAACAAGAGGCCGTAGACATTGCCAACAAAGCGTTTGGGCACTGTAATAATACCAGTGCAGTTTGCGTACAGGAAAACGTTACAAATCATTTTATAAAAGGGGCAATTATAACACCATGAATATACATACAGCACAAGAGTTTATACCAGAAATTAATTTTATAATACAAAAAGATAATGAAAGAGCTTTTGTATATCAAATGATGATAGAGTTTGCTAAACTACATGTACAAGCTCAAACAGAAGCTATATTAACCAGACTAGAACTTAGAGGAGAACACAGCACAATAGACAAGAACATTATCGCTAACGCTTACCCGTTATCAAACATAAAATAAATAAGTTATGAAAGTATCAGAATTAAAACCAAATTTTTACCCGTTTGGAAACAAAGGCAACGTGTGGTCAAATACAGCGCACATCTACCAATCGGGCAAAGGCAACCTTTGTGGCACTGCAGCATTGTCGTTTAATTACGCACAGGACGCAGAGGTCATAGGTTGCAAATCCTGCTTAGAGAAATATAACCAAATCAATAAAGCCTAAAATATGAAGCACCCACTATTCGAAAACGCAAACCTACTAGAAGGTAACGTTGAGATCGATCTTACCGGTCCAGAAGGAAACGCATTCGTGCTGCTTGGGTACGCGTCCTCTTACGCCAAACAACTCGGCTTAGATAGTAAACAAATTAAAGATGAGATGACGTCGGGTGACTACGAGAATCTCATTAACACGTTTGATAAGTACTTTGGATCATTTATAACCCTATTAAGATAATAAAAAAATAAAAGTTATGCAAAACACGTTAGACAAAATTCAAGAGTTGGCAATTGCCACAGAGCTTTCAATTACCCAGGCCTTTCCTTCGATCTACAGCAAAGAGAACGTGCTAGTGATCGTTAACCAATTGGTGGCCGAAATACAAGAGATCGTTGCGGCCCAAGAAAAATCAGTAGAGTACACCCTTCCAAAGGAGTTGCAGTTAAAATTAATCGAGACTGTGTACAAAGACATTGCAGAGGATTTTGATAACGCTGATGCTAATGATTTTGTGGATATCGATTCTGCCGAATTTTCTATCGAGTACAACAACCAAGTTCAATTGGACAGAATTGACGCTGATACACGAAGGTTCATGAGAACAATAGAATCGACCATTAACGGTGCTATTAACAAATTTTTTGAACAACCACAAATTTTGGCCGTAGATCAAAAGTAAACCGGGAGAAATTCCCAATTTTTGGCTTGTACCAAATTGGATATTTGTATATACGGTACGGTATCCTTCGGGGATAATTAAAAACATTTAAAAACAAAAATATGGAACTATTAATTTGTATTGCAGTTTATCTGCTAAGCACACTATTTGTATGGAATTGGCTTAGAATTGCTTATTCCGAAAAGGGCTATTTTAAAGTGCTTAAGCCCGCTAGAACGGATTTTTTAATGACCGTTTGCCCCGTACTAAATACGCTAGCGATGTTTGTACTTCTTTTTCTAAGGGATGGGCCTTACGAAGATAACAGTAGCGATTTTGTTAACAAATTCTTTAAGATTAAAAAATAATTGACATGAAAAAATTTCAACTTAACGATAAAGTAAAAGTACTTGATCACGAAGGTAGTATTAATCAAGTCGGTGACATCGGTATCATTACAGAAATTGGTGCACATAACGATTATAGGGTTACTGTTAAAGATCGAGTAAACATGGGAAATTGGATATCTGAAAATGCTCTTGAATTGGTCGAAGCAGCATCACAAGAATTTACTGGATCTGACGTGACACCGAGCAATGCTAAACACGAGGCCTCTCAAATGGTTCTTGACGCATTAGCTGACGTTGACCAGAGCTATATAAAAGCTCTTGAGATAGCCATATTCACAGTTGAACAGATTATTAAAGCAATTCCTCCTGACGTGATTGATGAGCACTGGAGCTCTAACCAAGAACTAAGACACTGGGACAGAGTGCGATTGGAATTAAAAAAGATGCAGATACAGAGCAAGTACATAAGGCTTGGTATGCATCAGATGGAGATAATGCATTTTTCACTATTACAGACAGTAGTTTAATTCTACCTAACCCAACCCATTGGATGCCACTACCACAAGCACCTTCTATTTGGAATAATGACGAAGAATTTTCTAATAACGGAAGTATGAAAAGTAATCTTAGACTAATGGCTTTCAATACTGCTAAAGCATGGTTAGAACTACAATCATGACACTCCAAGACAAATACAATCACCTCCTCATCCTTACTAAAAAAATTATTATAACATGAAAAAATTTAAATCATTACTAGTCACTCTACTAACAGTAGTGTGCTTCTTTTTATTCGAAATTTTGATCATTACTTATTCCACGATTGGACTATTTTTGATTGTGGTGTTAATAATCGCAACATTAATTTACGGTGGATATCTAGTATTTAAAGATTACGTAGAACAAAAAAATAGTAGATCACTCAAAAATTAAATAACATTCGTATAATCAAATCAATTATATTTAATCAAACAAATAATAAAAATGGCACAAATTATCAGTTATCACGTTTTGACTGCAGCTAGTGGAGATGCATTAGCAGCATCAGTACAAAGCGCAGTACAATCAGATTGGCAACCTTTTGGATCTGTATCTGTAGCAGCATTAAAAGATGGAAGCTTAGTGTATGCACAAGCGATCATTCAAGCTTTACCAGAGGTACCAAAAATACCAGTTCAGTAAGAATTAATTAATTGGGCTAGAGAATTCTCTGGCCCTTTTTATGTAAATTAAAAAATTAAAAATATGAGAAAACAAAGCGGTTATTCAGAATTAACAAAAAGCGGTAAAGGTAACAAAAGCTTGAGTGTGTTCTACAAAAACGGAACATTTTCCAATAAAATTGGAATGTATCAAGGAAAACCCAGTATCTATAAACCAACTGCGTACATTAAATCTTTACCTTTGGAAACAATTAAAACAATCATAATTAACGAAACAGGAGAAATTATTTGGGCTGTTACATCTTCGATAGTGTATAATGATAAAAATTTTAAATTTGAAAGCTTAAATCAACGTGGATATGCATCTATGTCACATTAAAATTAAAAATATGAAAAAAATTATTGTATTAATTAGTCTAATTATGTTCATACAATCATGCGTAATTACAACATATAGACATTGCCCAACAAATGATAAAGACTACTTTAGAAAAATGGAAGGTATAAAAAAACAACATTACAAATTTAACCAACCGGATTAATTATGGAATTGCAAGTATTACATGATGAAGTACCACTTATTGGTAGAACTCTAGAAGAACAAGAACAAATAGAGTTAATTCTTGTAGAAGCTAGTGCATGGGGTCTTAAGTGGGAAGTAGAAACTTTTGCAAAGAAATTCTTATTTGATGGGGAAACAGAAGATCCTGTAATAGCCACAATTTGGGCCTTTGAAGATTGGATTAAATAGAATTATCCGCATATTTATAGGTACAAATAAACTCAAATGCAAGGATCTTACGATTTACAAAAGTGGTTAATGAGAGAGTATGCTAATGATAGTATAGACTTTTCTCCTCAAGGAATGGCGAATCAGTGCATTGAATTTGTTGAAGACATGGAGAATCGTATTGCAGAAATGCAAATAGATCAAGAATTTAAGGGAGAGTTACACACAAATTTAGAATCTTTAAGAAAGAAACTAAATGATCTAGTATCAGGGCTAAACAATTAATATTTATTATTATACACAAATATCAATATGTCACAAGATCAATTCAACATTAAGAAATTTCTAAAAGAAAACCAGAGTGGTCCTTACGGAGTAATTAAAAAAACCTCGACTAAGAAAAAATCTAATAGATCTCTCAATGAGAACTATATAGATTTAATGCCAGTTGGGGGTGGAAACACTTTCAAAGGGTATACCAATGATCTAAGAGAAGATGAAACTTATTTAGGCCCTAAAAAACCAGCTCCTAATAAAATTTATGCAGAACCTGAGGCAGACCACGAACAAGAGGTTAAAGATAACGCTTGGATGCATGATATAGATGGAGAACAAGTTGGAGAATTCATAGTTAACTATGAGTATCCAGGAATCATCACTTGGGACAAGCAAGGTGCAGATCAAGATATGTTCTTCGCTGCGACTCCTAAATGGGATAATCAACCAGGTACTCCCATAGAAGCTATTTTTGCAGAAAGAAATCCAGATCAAGAAATGATCTACTCGGAAAAACAAGACGAATTTGGATCTTTTGAAGAGTACGCAGAAACAATATATCCAATTATTAAAAAATGGATGGATCAAAATAGTCATGAAGAAATGGATGAAGACTATAAACATTCTGACTTATCTCAAGATGGTACTGGTGCATTAAGCGGTATAAAGGGTGTTATACATCCTGACGATTTAGAAGAATTTGATGCAGAAGAACCGGGATACGATGATGAGATTCCATATCATGATCGCTTTTGGGAAGTTGGAGGAAGAGAAATTTCACGTGCAGTAGAAAATTTATTAGATGATGGTTTTCATATGAATGATATTATAGAGTTCATTAAACAAATGTAATCTTGAAAAATAACTTTGACATCGTAAAATACATCACAGAACAAAAATTTGGTGCTACGTTTAAATACGATGAAAAAGGCGGTAATACTTACGACAATGATTACGCATCTAAGTATTACATAATGGAGGCCGACCCAGAATGGGACAGAGTAGATTACGATAAAGCCGACGTTATGATAAGGGGTGAGTTCTGGCAGGAAGGCGGAGCAAGACTGTACGATGTTATATGTAAATTAGTAGATGCTGGCCATAGTGACAGGACTATCAAGAAACACTGTATAGAAACAGTTCATGCTATAGAGAAAAAGGTAAAAGATCCTCAAGCAGACGGTAACCTACAAGATGGTCCGGAAGCTTTATTAACAATGTATATAAATAACGCAAAACAAAAACATCACAGGTAAAATGAAAAAGAACATCACATTAAAAAGTCTATTAGAAGAATTTCCTGTAAAAAAAGAAAGCAGTATTCAAACAACCAAACGTTTTAAAGACGACGGAGAAAATTTTCCTGTTACTTATCGTGGATTGGAAAATACAAAAGGTGGTCAGCAAATTGAATCTGGTGTATTCGACATATTAAGATCAGGTAAAGGCTCTGAACAAGAAATCTTAAACCTTGTTAAAAAAGCTTTTATAAGATACAAGAAAGAATATTAATTCGTAATCATACATGTTCAAAATGCTTAAAGCCTCGGCTAGTCACCGGGGTTTTTTCTTGCTATAACATGAAAGATATATTGTTTTAAATCACCAAAATTTTTTACATTTATATAAATAAAAGTTATGTTAAGACCTTATGTAATATATTATCTTCATTATAAAGATGATCGATTTTTTATTAATAATTGGAATATTTGCAGAGATTATGTTTGTTGTGTAGAAGCAGAATCTTTAGAACAAGCAATAGAAAAAACAAAAGAAATAGCGCTAAAACAAGAAGGATCTTCATACATTAAAATTTTAGGATTTGGACATGCAAAACAAGAATGGGTTGACAATACAAGTCCCCTTAAATCAGACCCAGAATATTATACTCAAGCCGTTGAAGAAACTTTCAAGAAGATCGCTGCTCAAGAAATTACAACCTTCTCACATAAACAAGAAAAGAAAAATTACCGATATGGAATCTAAACCAAATAAATTTATTACACCAACAAAATATTATGATGAATTTCTTAGATATTTTAAAATGGCAACGATACAACAAGCTGAGTGTAATTTAGGTATTATTAAACACGCGGATACATCTATTCAAGATGATTTAATGAAGCATGTTGAATTATATGATGTTGTTGAAAGAAAGTATGCTGGATTCTCTCAGATTATAAATGATGTATTCTATGGATATAGTGAAGATCATCCTTATTTTCATAAAATGCAAGCTGGAATAATGACTCCACAAAGAAAACAAATTACAGAACAGTGGACTGGGAAACAGAAAATTTTTAATTTAGAAGATTGGTTGTATCTATTTCTATTTCATAGGATAACTGGATCAGGAATTCATTATGCGAAGAAACCATCAGGATATTACAACACTTTGTTAACTGATATGTACGAGGCTCAAAATACTAAAGATATGACAGAAGTTATTAAAGCTGCATCTAGACCATTTTATACGTCTGTTGGTTATCAATTTCCTAGTTTTCCAAAACCTATAGAAAGTTATAAAAGAGGTGGTGATTATTATTTATGCGAATTCGCTCCAAGACTTTGTCAAGATATAGCTAAATTTTTAGAATCAGGTGAGAAAAAGAAATTAAGGGAAGTAGGAGATTTCATGTTTAAATGGAATTATGATAATGGATTAAGAGCTTATAGATTTCAATATGCTGCATTTATTGCTGATATTGCAGATTGGTTCCCAGATTTTGTAGATAGAGAAAGTTCATTTTACTATGGTAAAAATGCAAAAGAGTGTATTAGTTATTTAGCTACTAAATCATCTAAGATGGATGAGCTAACTTTCTTAGATCTTACAATGAAAAAAATTTATGATGATACTGGTAGTTTTCCATATAATGCTGAAGATATTGCTTGTGATTTTATTAGATGGATTGAAAATTATGTTCGTCCAGGACATGACTATGATCATTTAGATTTTGACCATGTTTGGAATAGCTCTTCTATTAAAGATCACCCTTACGGTAGACAAAAAGCAATGCTAGATCTTGGTTTGGTACCAAGCTTTAACGGTATGTCAGCGCACCCATCCGACGATAAAGTGATTAAATCTTTGCTAATTACAGAAGAACAATACAAAGAAAAAGTAAACGAACTATACAAATAATATGAGTGATATACTATATCCATCGACTTGCGAAGTAGAATTCAAAGGTAAAAAACCTATAGATTCTTGGATGAAAGACTGGTCTTTGGAACAAAGAATTGAAAAGTTCTTTGAATTCTGTCAAAAATTTGATCAAAGAGACGATGGTTTATTGAAAGATGAATATCAAATTTTTAGTCATAGATTATTATGGGCTGAGCATCCCTACTGCACTGTGATGCAGCAAGTTACAGACAACGAATTAAGAATGTTTTATACCCTTGTTTTTAGTTTTACTAACGAACATTGGGGAACTTTCATGAAACTAAAAAATGAAGGTATTGAAGCCACAAGACAACATTTTACGCAAAACAGACACGCAAGAAACGATCTATTTCAAATCTATTATCCAAAGGGAACTAACGTAAAAGATTGGATTTTGGATGGCCCTGCAAAAGCAGCCAAAGATCTTGCTTACCTTTTACAGGACATAGAAAATGGAAATAATTCAACACCGTGGACAATGATGGGATTCGCTAAAATACTTGAAGCTTATTTTAAAAAGCACCAAGGATTTAGAAGTCCTTTGTATCCTTGTAAAAATACGGCTAGATACATTGCAATGAGTTATCCACATCTAGTGGACCCAGAATCAATTCTTTTCGGTGGTACAGGCCATTTTGATGGACTACATCAAATCTTCGGTGGACAGAATTTAAACGGGAAAGTTAAATATCTTATAAGTGAAAATGGGGAGTTTATCTCTCAGAACAAATACGCAGACCAATGGTTATATCAGATGGATCTATTAGTCAATCACCCTTTAAACCCCATGACTTCCCAGAAGTATCTGAACATAGAAGATAAAAGCTGCCTATGGTGGAAACATGTAGCAATAAATCATGGCGCAAAAAAACCAACCAAACAAATTCCTTATACTTGGATTTTTCCCGATACGTTTAATTTATCTAATAGACCGGAATTTTTAGATGAGGTAAAACATAAAGGTTTAATGTATGAATAATACTTGGATCTTACAATAAAGGCATCCAATACAGAAGTCTTATGTATTAATATGCATATTTATTAGTAAAATAATTACAGTGGCAATAAAATTAACAGATCTTTTAAAAGAAGACAATACAGAAGAAAAAAATGTTTTTATAAAAGATGTTATGATATTAAATAAACTAGCTTTTAAGATTGCTGGAGTTATTGTGCAAACTAAAACAGGATTTACTGGATATCTAAAAAAATATTCATCAGGTACTTTACCTGCAACTGGATTTAGAAGTCAATCTTCTTTTCATGAATCTTATGGAGATACTCTATATAAAACAGAAAAACCGATAACTAAAAAAGAAGATTGTATTAAACAACTAGAATCAGCTGTTAATTCAATTAAAATTAAATAAGTAAAAATGGCAATAAAATTAGTAGATCTTTTAAAAGAAGATGATAATCATAAGCAAAAAATGATTATTTGGTTTAAAGATAGATGGAAAGATTATTCAATTAGTAAATTAAAAAAGAAACTCGGGGAATTATATCAAGGTGATAAAGAGGCTTATTATTTAATTCCTATGTTAAAGACATTAATAAAAGATAAACAAAAAAACTTAAATGGAGCTCTTTAGAAGCTCCTTTTCTTTTTTCTATATATTCAATTACAATTTCTATTCTTCATCGTCCTGTAAGTCCGGGACAGCGGGGGACACGTCTCTACGATAGAACTTTCCTAAAACATTTTCGTTATAGGAATCCACACTTAAAACTTCCATTACCATTTGATAATAGGTCTCCCAATAGCTCATTTGTTTTTTTGCGGTGCAGATCTTTAGTATCTCTCTAGTGAATGCGTCCTTACCCAAGAGTTTAATGTCTTCCATTACAAGTTTACTAGAACCGTAATAATCTGTCCAATTACTTTCTTTTACTTCCTTTCTTTTCTTTGGAATCCTACCAGGTTTAACCCATTCGGAAATTTCTTTCTTGGTTAGTTTTTTGGTCAATACATTCCTAAGGATCTTTTTACCGACGTAGAATTTGCCGGATTTTGTGTTAGTAACTTTATAAACAAAGCCAACTGCAGTATCGGGGAAGTCATTTATTTTTGTGTACTCTTTCCCTTCGTGTAACCAATTTCCCATAGACTAATTTATTATAAATATCTTAACTATCCCAACGAATTAAATAATTTTTATTTATCCAATTTCTAATAGTTTTTCTAGATACATTAAAATGATTAGCAGCAGATACAGTAGAATCAATAATTTCTTGCGTATCTATATTAGAGGAAGATCCTTGACCTCCCATACATTTTGGTATTATATGATGACCTTCATAATGTTTATCATCTCCTTTTAATCTTTTTTGAGACTTTGCATTTTTTATTATTTTATCATAAATTTTTTGATAATCCATAATTAAGAATCATATCTAATGATAAATGTTATATCGGTATTAGAAGGAATTGGATACGGAGTCGCTAGTTTTCCAACTACTAGTAATTCATTTTTTTCGTTATATAATCCAACGGTAGTTGCATAAGGCGTAAAGCTTGACCCAGTTACAGAATCTTGCATTTTACCCGATCTTATATAGTTATAACTTCCTGTGAACCCTAATGGAGTAAAAAATGGACCCTGAGATCCAGAAATTATATAGGATCCTGTTGAAAAACTAGCGCTATTAAACATTGATGGATTCAAAGAATAATTAAAATCATTCTCTGATACATGACATCTTACTTCATTCTGATAGATTGTAGATTCAGCTGCTAGTGTAAGAGTAAAAGGTACGTATGAAAATGCCATGATTTAATTTTTTATTACCAACTAGTTACAGTTGAACAAGGTTGAACTGTTATAGTAACAGTTGTAGATCCTACTACTATTGTTCCTCCACTATTTACTGTCACAAATGTTCCTGTTCCTGGGTCTATAGATATTTGATTATAGTTTCCACCAATCAATCCAATTTGTTGTGATCTTACAGATGATCTATTAGCTAAGTTGGATTCAAATCCCCCAGCCGCAGAATTAAATGTATTTCCTGAACTTATTGACATTGGATTTGTGCTTAATTGGAAACTATCTATATCAGTACCAAAATTACAACCAGTTGCATTATATCCAGTAACTAATAAATTTTGTATTCTAATAGTTGAGCCTAGAGCTTTTGATAAAGTCGCATTAAATGTAGGTCCTCCAATTGATGGTGCTGTAAATGAAATTGTTAGTGTTGCTACATTAGGTGCACTAGTACTAGGTGTTGGACTAGGTGTTATACTTAAGCTAGGTGTAACAGAAACACTAGGTGTAGGTGTAACAGAAACACCAGAAGTTATTGATACACTAGGTGTAACAGAAACACTGGGTGTTTTACTAACTGATGGTGTTATACTAGGAGTAATACTAGGTGTAGCAGTTGGTGTTAAACTAGGTGTAGCAGATACAGTAGGTGTTATTGTTGGCGTTACACTTGGCGTAACTGTCATACTTACACTTGGAGTAGGACTTGGAGTAGGCGAATATGTAATAAGAGAAATATTAACAAAATTTGTACAAACTCCAGTAGATCTAACTTGTATAACTGTGGTAGCATTAGGTACTAACACAGATAAATAACCGCCTTGTAAAGCAGCTTTAGATATGCCAGTTTCAAAAGGTGTTACAAAGCCATCATAACTTGAATACAAGTTAAAAGGCCCAGTGTCATTTCCTGCAGTTGTTAATACTATGAATACCGATCTAGCCATTTATTATAAATATAATTTATATTCATTTAATTTATTAATTATTAACATTGATGACCTCTTGCAGTCATTACTCCAGTACTAGCTGCAATTGTATATGTAGTTTGTACAGCATCATTAATATCATATACATAAATAATTCCATTTATAGGAGTTCCTGATGAATTTCTAGCAACCATTCCAACTCCAAAGAATCCACCATTTGCTGTATATGTAGCTTTATCTGTTGAATTTAAGTAAATATTAAGATTAGCACCTGGAGTACATGATGAACTACTAGGTAATTGTGGTAAACCTTTAGCTAGAGTAACTGATACAGATGGAGAATGGCTAGGTGTTACACTAGGAGTAGCTGACACTGCAGGAGTTACTGATACTGAAATACTAGGCGTACTACTTACCGCTGGAGTAACTGATATACTAGGTGTACTACTTACCGCTGGAGTAACTGATACTGCTGGAGTATTACTTACTGCTGGAGTAGGACTAGGCGACGGTGTAGGTGATGGTTGAGGACATGTTCCACAAGTTGGTGTAAATCCAGTATTAACTGTAGCAAATGAACTACCATTAGTAACATTAATAGCTAAATATACTGGATTACAACTTGGTGATTCTTTAGTTCCTCCAGGAGAACAACTATTAAATTGAATATAGTATACTCCTGTATTTAAAGTAGCAAAAGTACTACTTGTGAATGTTGTGCTTGCACAGAAAGTAGGAGCATTACCACCAGTTCCAGTAGTAGTACCGCCAGTGCCCGCATTTGCGTCAGGTGTACCAGGCACAGTTGCTCCATTACAAGAATCATATGCATTTGTAGCTAAATAAATAGTATTTGCAAAGTTTGCAGGAGGTGAAGTACTCGGAGTAGGAGATATACTTACTGCAGGCGTTACTGATATACTAGGTGTAACAGAAACACTAGGTGTAACTGATACTGCAGGCGTTACTGATATACTAGGTGTAACTGATACTGCAGGCGTTACTGATATACTAGGTGTAACTGATACTGCAGGCGTTACACTTACACTAGGTGTAATTGAAATACTAGGAGTTATAGAAATGCTAGGTGTTACTGATATACTAGGTGTTACTGATATACTAGGCGTAATTGAAATGCTAGGTGTAACAGAAACACTAGGAGTAACTGATACACTAGGTGTTACTGATATACTAGGCGTAATTGAAATGCTAGGTGTAACAGAAACACTAGGTGTAACAGAAACACTAGGTGTTACTGATATGCTAGGAGTAACTGATACACTAGGTGTTACAGATATACTAGGTGTTATACTTACACTAGGTGTTATACTTACACTAGGTGTTACTGATATACTAGGAGTTACACTTACACTAGGTGTAATAGATACGCTAGGAGTAACTGATATACTAGGTGTTACTGATATGCTAGGAGTAACTGAAACACTGGGTGTTACACTAGGTGTAATTGAAATACTAGGAGTAACTGATATACTAGGAGTAACAGAAATACTAGGAGTAACTGAAACACTAGGTGTTACACTTACACTAGGAGTAGCTGAAACACTAGGGGTAACTGATACACTAGGTGTTACTGATACACTAGGTGTTACACTAGGAGTAACTGAAACACTGGGAGTTATACTTACACTAGGAGTAACTGATACTGAAGGTGTAACAGAAATACTAGGAGTAACTGAAACACTAGGAGTTATACTTACACTAGGCGTTACAGATATAGAAGGTGTTACTGATATACTAGGGGTAACAGAAATACTAGGAGTTACACTAGGGGTAACAGATATGCTAGGTGTTATACTTACACTAGGTGTTACAGATATAGAAGGTGTTACTGATACACTAGGTGTTACTGATATACTAGGTGTTACACTAGGAGTAACTGAAACACTGGGAGTTTTACTTACACTAGGAGTAACTGATACTGAAGGTGTAACAGAAATACTAGGAGTAACTGAAACACTAGGAGTTATACTAGGCGTAATTGAAATACTAGGAGTAACAGAAATACTAGGAGTAACTGATACACTAGGAGTTATACTTACGCTAGAAGTTACACTTACACTAGGTGTAATTGAAATACTAGGAGTTACAGATACTGAAGGTGTAACAGAAATACTAGGAGTAACTGATATGCTAGGAGTAACTGAAACACTAGGTGTTACACTAGGGGTAATAGATACGCTAGGTGTTATACTTACACTAGGTGTAATACTTACACTAGGTGTAATCGATACACTAGGTGTTATAGATACACTAGGAGTTACACTAGGAGTAGCTGAAATACTAGGAGTAATTGAAACACTAGGAGTTTTACTTACACTAGGAGTAACTGATATACTAGGAGTTACACTAGGAGTAACTGAAATGCTAGGCGTAACAGAAATACTAGGAGTTACACTAGGAGTTATACTAGGAGATAATCCAGGAGTTGTTGATACACTAGGCGTAACTGATATGCTAGGTGTTACTGATATACTAGGAGTTATGCTAGGTGTAATTGAAACACTAGGAGTAGCTGAGATACTCGGTGTAAGACTTACACTAGGAGTAACAGAAATACTAGGAGTTACACTAGGGGTAACAGATATGCTAGGAGTTATACTTACACTAGGTGTAATAGAAACTGTTGGAGTTATACTCACACTAGGTGTAACAGATACACTAGGAGTTATACTTACACTAGGTGTTTTACTTACACTAGGCGTAATAGAAACTGTAGGAGTTATACTCACACTAGGTGTAATAGAAACACTAGGTGTTATACTAGGAGTTATACTAGGAGATAATCCAGGAGTTGTTGATACACTAGGAGTAACAGAAATACTAGGAGTTACACTAATAGTAACTGATATGCTAGGTGTTACTGATATACTAGGAGTAGCCGAAATACTAGGAGTAACAGAAATACTAGGTGTTATAGATACACTAGGTGTAACAGATACACTAGGAGTTATACTTACACTAGGAGTTATACTTATGCTAGGTGTAACAGATATACTAGGTGTTATACTAGGAGTTATACTAGGAGATAATCCAGGAGTTGTTGATACACTAGGAGTAACAGAAACACTAGGTGTTTTACTTATACTAGGAGTAATACTCGGTGTTACACTAGGAGTAATTGATACTGTAACTGAAATAGTTGGAGTTATACTAGGTGTAACTGAAATAGTTGGAGTTATGCTAGGTGTAACTGAAATAGTCGGAGTAGGACTTGGACTAGGTATTTGTTCAGTTGCATATCCACTTAATGTACAATCAGGAGGGAATATTCCTAAATAATCTTTGTTTGTTATTATGACTATTCCTTGATTGTATAAAATATTACCTACATGAACAAAAGAACTGCCACTAGTAGCTAGCACATTTCCATTTCCGTCATCATATATATAATATAAAGAAGATGATAAAATAAAACTATTTCGTCCTATATTTTCTCCAAAAACATTTCTTGGAATAGAAAGTACAGATATCTGTGCATTTGATTCTGTAGGAAAATATCTAACATCAGCATCAAAAGTTCCTGAAGCTGCACTAGATTGTAAAGAATTATCAAAACTAGAACCCGTAGATAAATAAGATCCAGTAGTAAAATTAGAATAAAAAAGTTGTTTCGCAGAGTAATAAATTAGCGTGCTCTGTTGAACAGATCCACTTATATTTATTTGACCATTAATTCCTCTTAGAACAGAAATACCATAGTTACTAAATGTAGCACTACTATAGGATGCAGTATAACGTAATTTAATAGGAGTTGTAGAACGGTCCGATGAATTAATCGTATTAAAAGCTCTACTCATTTTTTATATTAAAATATTACCAGTCTAATTTAACTCTTATTAAAGCTTCTTTAGTAAAATCTTTTACCATTGGCACTGACATTTTAGCCACTGCCACTAAATCATTATTATCATTATACAATCCTATAGTAGTTGGAAAAGTTTGCGGACTATTAACTAATATTGGATATACTAATCCTCCATTAGATCCTGATGTAAATGTAGGATTTGAAGAATAATTATATTGTGAATTTTGTATTCTTACAAATATATAATCAGAAGAAATTGTTTCATATGAACTTAATTGAAAACTTCCTCCTGAAGATATGGCCGTAAATAAACTAGTATTGCTAGTTGATGAATATGGTGTAGATGGATTTGAAGTTTCATCTACAATTAGTCCTACTCCTCCATATGAACTTCCTAATGCCAATGCACCTGGATTTAATATAATAGTACCTATATCAGGCAATAAAAATCCATAAGATCCAGAAGCTGTGTATCCAGCTTTTGTAGCTCCGGTTGGAGTTGAAACACTAGCATATCCATTAGATCCTGATACAATATCAAATACTCTTCCACAATCTAAATAATTTATAACATTAGAATTATTACTATTATCTGATAAAGTGATTGTACCTCCAGGACCAGTTAAAGTTAAATTAAATGATCCAGGTAATAAACTTTCTTTATATCTATTTCTATCTACATTTATTGCGTAAATATACCTTGAATTATTTGCTAAACCACCAAAATTAAATCCTTGAGATCCTGTTACAAATGCACCATATACTAAATTTTTATATTGTTTATACGTAGTATATGATGGACTAATTCCAGCAACTAGAGGATTATAATATTGAGATCCTGATCCAAAGGCGTGGCCATACGCAATAGAAAATTGAACAGCTGCTCCAGTGGTGCCTTGTGATAATTGATATACATTTAAATAAAATGCATCAGATGTAATAGTAGTAGATGAAGGTTGTGAAGCTGCAAAAAATGATGTTAACGTAGGAGAATTAGTACTCCATGCAGGAGCAGTAATTGCATCAGATGATACTACAAAATCAGTCGCTGCTAGCGGTGTATATGACATATTTTAATTTTTAAGATGATACTTTATTTATCTGTACAGGAACTGTAATTCTAGCGCCGGAATCTCTACCAACTACAGTTAACAAAGTGTAAAGTGTTGTATTTGATCCAAATAAAGTATTTACAGTTGTAGCTGACATATTCAGTGTAGTACCAATAACAGTTAGACTTACGTTTGTTCCTAAAGTTTGTGTACTATTCGCTGATGAAGCTGCGTTTGAATTAATTCCAACTCCTGTAAAAGTGCTGGTAGTTCTAACATCTCCGATAGTAAAAGTGTATCCATCGGTTTCATAAGTAGAAGTGGCTCCTAAATAATTTAATGTTTGAGGAGTAATTGAAATTGAAGCTCCTTGTGATAGTGTAATCACACTATATCCAATACTAACTACTGGTAATTGAGAAGTACCTCTTGGTAAAGTTACTAATCTATATTTCATAATTTCATTATCTTCTGGAAAAGCTTGTATAACTGGCATATTTTGAATTGCTTCTCCATAAAATGCAGATCCTGATGGATGATTTGGATTGTATAACGTGTAATCTACCTCATCATCTGAAAGAGAAAATTGAGTGATTTTAAATGATCCATCGTTTCTAGCTAGTAATTCTCTACCTTTTTTGGTAAGAATAGCATCTATAACGACTGAAGTATTACTTAAATATGCCATGTTTTAATGTGTTTTTCTGTTTATAAATATATTAAAGTTTAAAATCTTTATCCATTTGTATTTATCTGTGTAGATAATATTTGAGATTGTACTTGTGATTGTATAGTATTAATTTTTAATAATACTTCTGGATTAATATTATTAGGTATTAAAAATCCATATGAAGTTTGTCCTGGTTTTTTTACAAACGTTAGTTGAACATTTTGTTCATCAGCATATTTTCTTAATAATAAGAATTGTAGTATATTATTAGGATTTGATACCCAGCTACTTAATATTGTTGGTATCACTGATATGTTAACTCTATTATTAGAATCAACTGAGTATCCAACCACATCTAGATTTTCTATTCTACTTCCATCTGATAAAACTATTCTATCTCCAAATTGAGGTTGAAAAGCATAAGATACATCTCCATAAGATGCTGAAATACTATATAAACTACTTGAATATACTACTGATGCAGACACAAAATATGGAACGAATTGGTATCCCAAATAATTAGATAAATTTTGACTTAGCACAAGAGATCCAGAAGTTCCAGCAGTATTATTTGAAGCGGCATATATAAAATTACCATTAGCTACACTAGAGGTTGCGTAAGGATATCCTCCAGCTCCAATTGCAGCTGTATTTAATCCTAAACTACTATTAGATGATCCTACACTTAAATAAGCTATATAATTATCAGTAGTTACACTTTGTTGTATTAGTTGAAAATATACTTTATCTGCGGGTGTTATTGATACACCAGGAGTTGTATAATTAATATTAAAAGTTTTTGAATAGTTTGAAGATGCTGTTGTTGTTTTAGATGGAGACGGATTACTTATAATAGTTGCAGATGCTCCATAAATAGTTATATAACTAGTCATAGATGTTGGTATACCTCCTAAAGGTCCATTTCCTGATATGACTAAATAACCCTGTCTAATTGATGATCCTTGATACCATTGACACAAAGCCAATGTTATATTATCACTAGAAGATCCTATAGGAGTACCATTTATATTAATTGGGCCAACTAAATTTAAAGTTGTTACTCCTAAATTAGATAATCCTGTTACTGTTCCTGGTAAAGCTCCTAATGTAGTTATTGAAGCATTAGTAGTCACTGCTGCAGTATAAGTTGAACTAAAACTCATTAATTGTGTAGAGCTTCCTGGTAATAAACTACCATTTAAATATACTTGATAAGCGTATATAGCAGTATCTGTAGAACCTCCTTGAGTTAAAGGATCTGGCAAGGTTACCGTTAAACTAAATTTAGTTGAAAAACTACTAACTCCAGCAACTGTAGGAGTGTAATATGGAAAAGAAACTCCAACAGTACCTGGTGTATAACCCACAGAAGGTCCAGAAGATCCAAATATATTATATATATTTCCAGTTCTTGTAGGAGCACTTGTAATAGTTGGAGCATAATAAGGAGAACCTCCTCCTCCTTTTATATAGGCATTAGAAGCTGGAACATCGGTTGTAGATGGATTCCACGCAATAAAATTAGAAACTGCAGAATTACCAGTGTAAGTAAAAAATAATTGTGTATCAACCCCAGTAACAAAATACAATTGCGGAGAATAAGAATATCCACTATTGTAAATAGTTTTTATTCCATCAGTGGCTTTTTGATTACCATATTTTTTATTATCAAATTGTTTAATAGTCGCAGTACTACCTTGTAGAAATATATTTTGTATATCTGTCCAATGAGTATTATTTTGATTTAATTCTTGCAATCCTCCAGATACGTCTACTAAATAAGTTAGTGTAGCGTTTATTTCACCAGGAATAAATGAACTAGTTTCTACTTGAGTAAATAATCCTATTTTATTTGAATAATAATTTATCATTGGATCATTACCATAAGATATATCTCCTCCATAATTTCCACTACCAGTAGTATAAATATTATAGGTTTTTGCCATTGAAAATGATCCACTATATCTAGGAATTATACTTCGTCTTAAATTATAATTATAATCTTGTACATAAGCATATTGACTATTTGGATTTGATTGATAAGAATTACCCAGTATTATGGATTGAGTAATATATCCATAGTTTGTAGCTTGATTTTTTAAAATTCCTCCAAAATCAAGATGAAAAAAAGTATTAGATCTTATAGAACTTGAAATATTTTGATACAATGCACCAAAATTAATACTTTGACTAGGAGTATATCCAAGATTTAAATTTTGAAAAGGTTGATATGATTTTTCAATTTGACTTTTGTTATGGTAAGTAGATTTAAAACTAGATCCACTAAATTCCCCAGTAAATTTTTCAAATCCTACGCTATGCGAAACTGGAATTAATCCTAAAGTTGAATATTCTGTTTTTACAAATGCAGTGGATTTACTAATTAGAGAGGGATCAGATCCACTTATTTTACTTCCACTTATTTCAGACACTAAAGAACTTGATGTTACAGTTGGTTGATGTCTAGCATATTTACTTCTTTCTAATATGTGTGGTTTTACAATAATTCCTGTCGATACATTTGCTCTAGCGGGCACAAAATCTTTGATCATTTTAAACAATGAATTGTTATAAAATTTGATCATTCGAATATACTCTCCTATACTATGATTAGGATATGTTGCGTACGTACTAAATGTAGTATTTTTAAATGCTTCTAAAGTTTGATAAGATGCAGAATATTGATCATTAGGATTACCTATTAATTGATCTATATTAAAATATCCTAAAGAACCAGTAATAAAAGCATTAATAGAGTCAGCTGGAGAAAATCCA